TGGCAACATTGACACTTTTGAGATTAAAGTAGAAGCAGACGCTAGTAATTGGGATGGGTCCATTTTGCCAGGTTTGGCTGAGGTGGAAAAATCATTCATGGAGAATAAAACCAATTGTCGACAGTCAGTTAAACATATTGATTGGCTTTTAAGAAACTGGTGCAAGTTAGTTGGTCGCAACTCGACGGGATCATTGTTGGTCTTATTGGACTATGGACGTCGAAGTGGTGACTTGTGTACAAGCTGCTTCAACTCGTTGTTGAATGTGGTGGTCACCACTTATTGCTTTGGACTTAAGATGACTGATGACTTTAGGTTAGCCATCCTTGGAGATGATGGTGCTTTGGGTTGCGATTCAACCGGAGTAGACGTGAAGGCGCGTTACGAAGCACTCGGGTTTGATATAAATCTCATATACCGAGAGACGGTAGCTGACATGGGCTTTTGTTCAGGTTGGTTTTACCCGGTGGATGGGAGATATATATGGGGAAATGATATGTTCAAGGTTCTCATGAAATTGGGAGTTAACTTGGGGCAACATCATCCTCGCAAGTTTCGCCAGTTATTAAATGGTATTGCCTTAGGTATGATGCCAAGTGCCGGGTTTGTGCCCATTTTGGGTACACTATTCAGGGCATTGGCGGATACTGCACAAGAGGCTGGCATTGCTGTAACGCGAGACCATAAGTTTGACAACCCATATCGTCCGCAAGGTGGTCATTGTTATTACCCTTCGCAGGAAACGTACGCCTGGTTTAGTACTAAGTACAATTTGCCCGTTCCGTACATTTTGTCCATTGAGGAATGGATAAGGAACAATGTAACTATTTTAGATTGTCCGTATTTGATAACCGATCCGTTGCTGCGCCAAGCTGCTGTTGATTCATTTGATATGAAATCATTGAATAATCCACAACTTGAGTGTGAGATGGACGTTACCAGCGCCGTTTTTGAGGAATATGTAACAAAGGATATTCCCAGAATGGAGGAAGCCGAAAAATTGATTGGAGTTAAAACGATCTTTGAAGCGGCTCAACGCGGGTATGATTACGGACTTTTGGAGAATGAGGAATATGAAACAACTAATCATGAATTGTATCATATGTTCTTCTCAGTGTTGAGTTACATAAATTTTAGTTGGGGTGTGGGGCTGCACTCTGTGTATAATCAAATGATTTATAATAATGGTGGAACTATTTTTTGTGCCAGGCGTGGGAAACGTGCTAAGGTGCAGACTGTTGTTGTTTATAACCCAAAGCAGCAAAATAAAAAAAA